AGGCTTCACGAAACGCCATGCGGGCACCAACGTCGTCGCCCAGCTCGAGCACCGGCCGCGCGACGCCCCAGGCCTGCGCGGTCTCGGCGGTCCAGACCACCGATGCAGCCTCGTCGCGGCCCTGCAGCGCGGTGGCCCAAGCTTCTTCGGGCCCGGGCCGGCCGTCGTCGGCAGCCTGGCCATCGATCTGCGCGATCACGTCCGCCGGCAGTGGCGTGAACCGGCCGCGCTGCGGGTCCTTGACGTGCGCGTCGAGCGCAGCCTGCACTGCGGCGAGCGGATGCGCGGCCACGGCGCGGAAGAACATCGCCACTTGGCCCTCGGTCAAGGGCTTGGCGCTCGGGTACAGGCCGAACACGTCGCTCAGCAGGGCGACGAATGGCCCGGCGTCGGATTCACGCATCGATGGTCTCCGGGTTGGCGGGGTTGATGCCGAGCCGGCGTTGCACGCCGGCGGTGAGCTCGTCGATACCGGGCTGGGCGCCAATGGCACGGCCGTTCGGTTTCGGGTCGTCGCGGTGGGCGATGTCGCTGCGGCACCAGTTGCGCCAGACGGCGAGCCAGTCGAGCGCAGTGCCGGCCTTTCCGGCCTTGGCGCGCCAGTGGTCGGCGAATCGGTCGGCCTCCAGCCGCACCTTCGCTGCGGTCCACTGCGGGTACTCGCCAAGCGCCCACTCGCCCCAGGCCTTCGGCAACTGCCAGTCCGCAGGCAGGCGGCTTCCTCGCGTGGCCGCCGCGCCAGCGGCGGGGGGCTTGTCGGCTGCGCGGCCCCCAACAGGTAGAGTCTCCGGTCCCTCTCCGGTCCGGTCCCTCTCCGGTCCCTCTCCGGTCTGTTCTGTTCCGTTGGATGCAGTGACATGCTCTGTGACAGAGACTGCGACAGTCTTTGTCGCGTTGTCTGTGGTTGCGCTCGCGCCGCTCTGTTGCATTGCCTGTTGCCGCTTCTGCTCGCGCGCCTGACGGGCGGCTTCGGTGCGCAGTCGCTGAGCCTGTTTCTGCGTCCATGCGCCTCGCGCAAGGTCTGCGACAACGGGGTGATAGAGCCGGCCGTCGCTGCACTTGATCCAGCCGCGCAGCACCTGCTCGCGCACCTTCTGCCACTTCGACGGCTCGCACATAGCGAGGTCCGCCAGCACGTCGTCGTCGTCTTCCAGGGATGCGGCCGGCGTGTCGTGCCAGGCTGCGGTCCACAGGTTGAGCATGTAAAAGCCGAGCTCTGGCTTGCGCTTGCAGATCAGCCAGGCCTTCGATCGGCGCAGGCGGTGGATCTCGATCGGCATCCACGAGAAGTCCCGCAGATCGACCTCAGCCGGCACCAGCGGAGCGGGATGGTCGGTCATGCGGCCTCGCGCAGTGCGTTGATCTTCACGGCGTCGGCCTGGCGCCGCTCGGCGGCAGCATAGGCGTCCCACATGCGTAGGTTCGCCAGCCTGGCGATGTCGATGGCCTGGGCTGGCGTGACGCGGCCGGCGTCGCGGTTCGGCGTGGCGCGGCGATGGCAGTTCAGCTCGACTCGGCCGCGGTGCTCGCGCGCCAGCAGCAGGCCGCTGGCCGGCGACGGCATGAACTCCAGAAGCGCGTCGTTCCACAGCTCGGCAGGCATGGCGACGTAGTGTTTCCACACCTTTGGCGGCCAGTCGCGGTGTACCGGCGCCGGCTTGGGCTGATTCCAGGCCAAGCCTGGCCAATGCCACCACTTGTCCTTGCGGGCGTCGGCCTTGAAGTCGGCGCGGCTGATCTTGACCTCGACATCGATGATGCGCAGGTCCGTCGTGACCGCCAGAACGTCGCACTCGTGGCCCGTCCAGTTGCAGCGATCGACCAGCACGATGCACTTCTTCGCCAGCGTCTGCTGGGCAACGGCGCGCGCAATGACACCCTCGGTCCACTTCGTGGCGCTCAATCCGTCACCCCCATCCTCTCCATCAACGCAGCCAGCGCCTCGAAGTCCTCGCACTCGCGCGAATAGACGCCCTGTGCGACCATGTAGGCGCCTCCGCCGGGAAGCGGCTGCACCACGATCCCGCGCAGGGCTGCTGCGGCCTGGAGGGTGGCGAGATGAGGTGGAGCATTAGCTTCCGCGCGGACCCTGCTGTGCGCGTGCTGGCCGTCGGCGGGGAGGGTCATGCTGCGAACAGGTCTTCGGTCTTCGCCGTGGCCGCAGCTAGATTGGCGACAGCCTGCCTGTAGTAGCTGGCCTTCAACTCAACCCCGACGAAGCGCCGGCCCATCTCAAGCGACACATATCCCTCGCTGCCGATGCCCATGAATGGCGACAGAACGATGTCGTCAGGATTCGTCCACAGCATCACGCCGCGGCGGATCACCTCAAGTTGCAGAGGCGCAATGTGGCGCTCGTCGTCATGCTCGCGCGCGCTCATGTATTGCAGCGTGTCGGACGGGTTGATATCCATCCACACCGGGCTGGCGACCTTCTGCCACAGTTCCACCGGGTATTCCGGGCCGTGGGTGACGCGCTCGCACTCTCCTGGCGAGCGCACGGTGATGAGATAGTCGGCGATCCCCTGCCGGCACATGGCCGAGTTCTCGCGCACGCTCTTGTGCAGCAGCCCGAGCGCCTTGGTGCGCTGCATCGCCGTCACCGGGTCTTTCCAGATCGTCACGCGCGAGTGGAAGATGAAGCCGTGCCGCTCGAATGCGCGCAGCAGGTTGCCGGGGAAGTCCTTCAGACCGATGACGCCATCGCGTTCCTTGCTGCTGGGCATGTCCATGCAGTGGAAGCTGACATTCCGGCCTGGCTTCATGACGCGCCGCAGTTGCGCGATCAGGAAATCGAAGTGCGCGAAGAATTCGGCATCGTCGCGCACGTTGCCCATGTCGCGCGGGCTATTGCTGTAGGTGTAGAGGCTGGCGAAAGGCGGGCTGAAGATGCTGTAGCCAATGCAGGCATCGGGCAAACCGCTCAGCGCCTCCACGCAGTCGCCGTGGATGGCTGTGTAGCGATCGGTGACGACTTGATCAATGCAGTTCATGCGGCCCTCATCAGGAAGTCAGGAATTGCGACGCGCTGCGCGGCGTCGTGTGCGTTGGTGTGGCGCGTCGATCCGACGACTTCGGCCATCACGGCGTCGTGCGTCTCGGCACTCAGGCTTTCGGCCATCTCCTTGGCGTCGCGCTCCTTGCGCTTCAGATTCGCGACGACCGCGCCCTCCGCTGAACTGGCGAAGACGTGCACATGCACGTCACGCTTCTGGCCGAAGCGCCAGCAGCGGCGCACAGCTTGGTAGTACGACTCGAAGCTGTCAGTGACGCCGACGAAGGCCATGCGTGCGGCGTGCTGCCAATTGAGGCCGAACCCGCATATCGAGGCTTTGGTGACGAGCACCCTGAACTTGCCGTCCGCAAAGTCCTGAAGACGCTGCTCCTTCACCTCGACAGAATCGGCGCCTGCGATCTGCACAGCGCCGTCGATGGCCTTAGCCAGAGCATCGCCTTCCGCGTTCAGGTCGCACCAGACCACCCACGGCTGCTTGTCGGCGTTGACGATGGCAGCGCACTCCGCTACCCGGTCATCGATCGACAGCCGGCGCGCATCGCGGCGCTCGCTCAGAGTCTGCGCTTCCATCGCGAACAGCATGCCGTTCGACGGCATCTGCGTCTTGACCGTGTGCTCGTGTAGGTGCAGCGGCGGCAGCGCGTATGCCGAGTCATCGAAGCCGAGATCGGACGGCCGGCGCACCAGCGCGCCCCACTGGCAGACCCACCGCCAGAACAACTGCCGCGCGTGGCCCTTCAGGCGCCACACTGACGTGTCGCCGCCGTCATGCGTGAAGAACTCGGCCAGCATCTCCTGCCGCGTGCAGATGCCGAGAAACTGCGCATGCGTGCCCAGTTCTGTCCAGTCGTTCGGCGCAGGCGTGGCGGTGGTGCAGAGCTTGAACGGCGTGTCCTTGAATGCGTCGAGCAACGTCTGCAGCGTCTTGGCGTCGTGGTGCTTGATGCAGCTCGACTCGTCAAGCACCACTGCACCGAACGCTTCTGGGTCGAAGCGATGCAGCCGGTCATAGTTCGTGATGACGATGCCGCACCCGGGCACCTCTGCGCCATCGCGGCAGTGTGTCGCCTCGATGCCGATGGCGCGGCCCTCTTGCTCCGTCTGTGCCGCAACAGCCAGCGGCGCGAGGATCAGCACCGGCCGCTTGGTGTGCCGGCGCACGGCGTCCGCCCACGCCAGCTGCATGCGCGACTTGCCCAGGCCGGTGTCAGCGAAGATCGCCGCGCGCCCGCGACGCAATGCCCACGAAGTCAGCGCAGACTGATGCGGAAACAGGGTGGACGGGACAGAGAAGCCGGACGCGATGCCGGTCGGCATCACGCTCGACAGCTTGCGCCGCACGAAGTGTTCGTAGTCGCTCACCACTCCCCTCCCTGCGCCACGGTGGGGGCGCTCATGCTGCGTGCCTCGCTGCGTAGATCGCGTCGACGTAGTTCAGCACCAACGAACGCGATCCGATACCGCTGATACTTGGAGCGGTGCTCTTCTTCGCAGTAGCGGCGGAATGCAGCTTCGTGCAGTTCGCCGGGCAGCATGTCGATGTCGGTTCCAATCAGTCCGCCCTTCCACGAACCCTTCTCGGGGCCGACCTCTTCGCTGAATTCGATGTCGAGAGAGCGGCGGACCTTCGGCGTGCGGAACAGCGACAGCCACTTGAACCATCCTTCGCCAAAGCGCCATTCGCGCTCTTCGATAAAGGTCGTTGCCGTGATGCGCTTGCCGTCGCAGTCCTCAATCAGGAATCGCGCCTTCGGCACGGCGTCACGTTGACGCTGCTGCTCTTCCCAAGCGCCACCATGCGGAACTTGACGCCCGGTCGGCTCGGTCCAGAAGTGATCGCCATGAAGGTCGTATAGGCTGCGCCGCACGAACCTCCATTGCGTCCACGGCAGATGCTTGCACCAGTTCTGGTCGCGCGAACTGTCTCCCGGTTGGATGCCGTAGAACACCTGCAGGAATCCATCGTGCAGGCTGAATCCATACTCGCGCGCCTCTTCGTCCCAGTACCAGTTCCGACCTAATCTGGCCACGGTTGCGGCGTCCCACCCGGCAATCACCTTGCGCCGCCACGGCTTCACCAGCGTAGGCATGCGAAGTCGAGCAACCCAGCCAAAGGCGTAGCCGGTGATCGAATTGAACTTGTCTCCGTCATCACCACCGCCAGTGCTGAATACCAGTCGCAGCGGACTCCAAGACGACTTCGCGTAGGTGATCGGCCCCCAATGCCGATCGTCGTTGGTCAAGCGCGACATGCGTTCTCCTGCTGTTGCGCCGGCTCATCGGGGAGCGCGCGGATGGCGTGTGCTGCCTCGATGGACGGTCGAAACGGATAAGGCGGCGTGACATCGCACACCTTCGCAGCCCTCTCCCGCTCGGATCGGCCGTAGGAGAGGATCGCGGCGCGCAGGCTTTCGTCTCCGAAAGCTGGCGTGCGCGCGATGCTCAGCAGTTCGGAAGCGGTCATGCGGCACCTCGCAGCGCAGGCAGCGCAATCGCAAGCTCGGCCAGCAGCCGCTCGGCATTGGTCAACACGCGCGCATGCCGCGCTTCGTTGATGGTGCCGGTTACCCTCGTCCGGCGCTGCGTCGATGCAGCGGGTGCCTCTACATTCCGAGGAGGAAGGCGACCCGGGGAGTCCGCAACTTGTGCCACCCAGCAGCCGCCACTCAGGGCGAGTTGTTCGTGGCCGTCTCTCCGACCTGTCAAGCCGATGTGCTGCCTTCTGGACCCTGGCTTTCTCACTCCGCGATTACCGCCATGCAGCTTGCGCCGGCCTACTCCCTGGGCGGGTTGCGCCGGATTCGTGTCCATGCCCCGAGGGGCTGCCCAGCCGAAAAATTCAGTGGTGTGATTGAGAGAAGCGCCCAGCCGACCGAAGCCGGCCGGGCGAAGGCTTCCGGCGCGTTGGGGAGTGCGCCACTGGTTAGGCCAGCACCGGGGAAGCCGGAGACAACTTGTCGCCATCGCTCAGGCCTTCGCGGGCTCGGGGCTCGTTCCGATCATTTCCGGCGGCAAGTGCTTGCGCGCCAGCGCGGCCAGTACGCGGTTCTCGATGTCCTTCGTCAGCTCGGCAGGCCACTGCGAGACCGCCGACGTTGTGACACCGCACGCGGCCGCCGCTGAAGTGACAGTCCCACCGAGGAGATCGATTGCACGCTGCTTGTCCATCGGCCTATGTTAGCAGGCTAATGGGATATTGCAAGCCCGCTAACGAGGTGCGCCTGGACACCCCCTCGATTGGGGGGGTGCGCAGAAAATCACGTTAGCACGCTTGACACCGGACATTAGCCGGCTAACAATGCTCCACATCGGCCAGCGCACAGGGCGCAGGCAAGGAGAGACGGACATGGACATCAAAACGCTTGAAGCCCTCGGCATCAGCCCGGAAGAACTCGGCAGCCGCATCGTTGATCAGGCCGTGGAAACGCTGCTCAGCTCGACCGGCTTCAACCCAGACACCGAGGAAGAGACGCGCTACGAATCGCGGTTCAAGCGCGAGATTCAGGATCGCATCCAAAAAGCCGTGGACGAAAAGATCGGCGCGCTTGCTGCAGCCCATCTGATTCCGCGTGTCGGA